GTATATCTGAGGTATTCCCGTAGAAATCAGATATGCCCTACCCCTCGCTCGCTAAAACATCCGCCTTTGCCCAACATACCTATTAGATTTCCTGACGTTACAACTCATGCACAAACATTGAACGTTGTGCCACTCATGGCTGCCGCCTTTAGACAACGCAACGATGTGATCAACCGTCGCTCGCCTGCTATCGGTACAGCTAACTTTTGTTGTTGTCTTTCGACCGCACTTCTGGCACTTGTATGCGTCTCTCTCAAAAACTTCTTTGCTTCTAACTTGAGGGTCGAACGCAACGCCGAACCTTTTGCACCTCTTGCGTATCTTGCTTGGGTTGTTCTTCTTCGACCGCCTTCTTTGGCACCTTTGGCACAGCTTTCCAGCGTCTCTGTTAGATGACACATCCGTGCCACAGTCCAAGCAGGTAGTCTCCGCCCTGTATGATGTATAGCACTTGTGACAGCAGAAGATTCTTTTCTTTCCGTGCAGGTCATTTAGAAAAATGCCTTTCCCGCAAGTCTTGCATCTTGATGTTTTCCGGTGATTGCGGTTTGCTTCGACAGCCCAAGTGCAAAACCAGCTAGCTAGTTCCTTTGTCAACTTTGGTACTGCGACTCTTTGCAGTCCTGTCGTCCTTTCGCCATCGGCGAGTGCCTTGAAGCTGCATTCTCTACTGCAATACTTAGGCTCGTTTTTGCTGTAGTTGTATTGACGGTACCTACTGAACGCCTTGCCGCACTTGAGGCAAGTTGACTCTGGCACTCGATGCTTGGAAATGTAGCACTTGCGGCACTGTTCACCCCAGCAAGGATTTCCGCAGTCGACGCATTCAGATTTGACAGAACGCAAAATAGACTCCTACTTCTGGCTTTCGCGTTGCGTCTTGCGACCGTGGCAGCTTCGGCAGAGACACTGACCGTTCCGCACGTCGTAGCGGCTGACTCCGTTCTCACAGACATCTGTGCCTGGCACGACCGGCGAGATGTGGTCGGCGTGTGCTTCGCCCTTACCGCTTGCGACTCGTCCGCACTCTCTGCACGTCCACGCATCTGCCGTCAGCACAGCTTGCCTCCAAGCCTTGTGGCTCTTGCTGACGTATCCTCTCTCCGCCGCTGTCGGCCTCGCTGAGTCGTCCCGCTTCGGCTGTCCCGCTTTGACCTGCTCCGCCCACGGCGGCCTCAGTGTTCTGATCCTTAGTGGCATCGTCGTCCTCCCTGATTTCTCGGTGAAGGCTTGCATGAGCGGCCTGCACGCACGCAGCCGCTCTCGGTCGTTCGGTGTCGATGGCTTGCGGGTCTGCGGCAAACCATGTCAGCAGTGCTGCGATCCAACGCATCTACAGGCTCCGCGAGTGGTCGAGCATTTCAAAGCCATCTTGACCCACGCAGGTCTGATACTGCGGCTCGATCTCTGGTGGTGCTGGCTCAAGAAATACCATCGCCCGCAAGCCCCAGCGGGCAGCGGTCGACAGGAAACGCAGGAAGGGTCGCTCTGCTCTCGTGCCTGTCTCGTTCGCCACGAGCGAACCGAGTGCAAACGCCAAGAGGGCGACCACGCCAAAGACTTTGAGTCGTTCGAGTTTTCTCATCGTTCCATTCCAAGCCAGTTATCGTGACTGATGTCTCGCCACTTAAATTCCACCTCGGCGATTGCCCATGAATCGCCCTGAGCCAGTATTCGCTCCACAACGTCACGCTCTGCCCAGAACGTGCCATCGGGCTGATCGTCGGGCCACTTTCCGCCATTGACGTAGTCGCCCCATGAGTTGATAACGAGGGCACCGTCGCGGGGCTGGCTGCCGCCGCCCTGCTTTTTGAACCGCAACCCTGCCAGCATCATCTGGTGCATCCAGGTGCCGCTCGCCTCACAGAAGCCGTCCTCGTCGCGGGTCTTAGTGAAGCCCTGACTGCTTGCGATGGTCACGGGGTAGCCCGAGGTTATCGCTGCGACCAACTCTTCCCACGTCCTGACGTTTACGACGTGCTTGCACGGTGTCTCTGTTGCCACGCGGTCGAGGCGTCCGTTGTCATCTCGTCCACCGCAGCCATAGGCTCCCCACTGCTTTGCTCGGTCGCTTGAGTAGTCGCGGAGGTCGTGCTGCTTGTACTCGCGGCGGTAGATCACGCCCCAATCTCTGAGCCACTTTGCGGCAGCGTAGCCGGTCGAGCCATCAGACCAACCGCCGACAGGTCGCTCACCGCTGCCGTCTTTGCCTCGGGCCTCGACGCGACTTCCGCCATACAGTGCTTCGGTGCTTGGGAACGTCGGGCACTCGTCACGCTCGCCTAGTTGCCACTCAACAGCCTCGGCGCAGTAGACGGCATGGGCAGCACCCCACGATACGCAGTCACCGATCCCCTGCCGCTGCGGCGCAAACGGCTTACCGTAACGCTCGCGGCTTGCGGCATCCATCGCCCGGTACAGAAAAGTGTCGACCTCTTCAGCCTTTGCCATCGCATCAGGTGCGGCATCGGCGAAGAATCGCACGTCCAGCGATTCCAAGAACTCAGCAGCTCCAACCGGGTCGGGCTCATAGCCAAACTGGTCAGACGCGGCACCCCACCCCCCCCCTTTTTTTTCGTGGCCGTTCCAGAGGGCGAGGCCGTATAGCGTGATAAGAACGGTGGCGAGTCCAATTCGCCAGCCTGGTCTACCGGATGACACGAGCGGCGGCCCTTTCGATCTCGCGGTAGGCGGCGATCCACTTGGCAAGCTGGTCAGGCCCGACAGGCCCGCCAGCGTTGCCGAGTTTGCGGTCGAGGTAGTCGCCCACCCTTCGGGCAAGCTCTGGGTGAACCTGCCCGAGGCTTCGACCATCGCACCGGAACAGCCGGGCCTGTGTTCGCAAATGGTCGAGGGCCAGCCCGGTCGTCAGCACCGGCTCGGCCTGCATCTGGTCGAACTCGATGCAGTCGGCCAGCTCACCGGCCAGGGCCGCGACAATGGCGGCATCGTCGGCGGCAGTCTCACCAACGAAGGCACCGGCAAGGTCGAGCTCGCCCGGTGGTGGCGTCGGTGCTGGCGTCGGCTGGCGGTCGCCGGAAAGCAGCAGCCACGCCGCGAGGATCGAAAGCAGCACGACCATACGGAACCTCATTCCTGGTCACTCCCGGCTGAGAGGGCGAGCGTCAGAACATCGCAGGCGGCAGCCTGATCCTCGTCGAGGTGGTTGGTGTGCATGAGCCGGGTTCGCACCGTTTGCAGCGATGCAACCGCGTCGAGGTAGCTGGCAGGCTTTGGCCGCGTGTCGAGCCCTTCGAGGCTCGGCAGCAGTCCCGCCTTCTTGTTGGTCGGCCAAAGGGCAACAGCAGCGGCAGCAACCGCAAGCAACCACGTCATCATTCGTCAGCTTTCCTTACCAAGGGCAGAAGGGCATCAACCGCACCGGCAGCCGCCGTGCGGATCAGTGAGCGAAGGGTCGGCTTGATGAGCCACCACGCTGGCCGCAAGACGACCGGCACGACCAAATCACCGAACTCGTCAAACAGCGTCGCGGCCAGGTCGGCCACGATCTGCTTCTTCTGGTCGCCTGCCAGTTCCAACTCATCGACGGCGGCAATCGCCAGCCGCATCGCGGCGACGATCAACTCAGCAAGCTCGGCAATCGTCAGGCCGTCGCTGACCTGCCGCCGCACCTGCTCGATGTAGGCAGCGACTTTATCGTGAAGGTTCAACTTCTGGCTGGCTATGTTGAGCGGGTAGCTGCTAATCATCGGCGATGTCTCCCAGCAGTTCGTCCTGGATAGTCTGGTAGGCGATGTGCCAGAGCAGACGCATAGTCGACCGGGCCTTTTTCTTATTGCTTCGGAACGGGCCAAACAGTTCGTGCTTGCGTATTACTCCACCGCCACCGGCAAGGATCAGCTCGTAGCTCTTGCCGTCCGTTTGCAGAATGACCGTGGCAATCGGGTCATTCATCTCATAGGTATCATCCGGCTCATTAGCCATAATCATCCTCGGCGTCGAATATATCTCTGTAGTTTATCATTCGACGCTCTTGGACTGACGGCCTGCGGTTTACATCGCGGGCTTCACGCTCGGCGACAGTCCACTGGCGGCTGATCGTGTTGCGACGTTTTTCAATCACGTCGGGTGTCGGCTCGATGTCACAGATGGTGATATATGCTCCAGCGTCCTCGCCGGGCTTCGCCCATCGTCGACGTACTGTCAACTCGACCACTTGGCTGTCGTCGGCCCACGCGATCTGGTTCAAAGCGTCCTCGATCCCCTTAGCGAGGTTGGTTGCATCGCCTCGCGAATACGGGAACGCTGGAGCATCGGGGCGAATGCCGCCCTTAGTTCTGATATGGCTTTTTGGCCGTTGAAATACTGCCTCGATGCCGAGCCATACCGGCCCCTCGCGGAGCGGCAGCCCGCTGGCACGAGCAGCGGCCTCAACCGCTCGGCGGTATTGCACGATTCGCGAGGCGTAATAGACGTGGCCGCTCCGTGTAACCCGTGGCCGCGATTGCGGCACGGGGTCGCCGGGGACAACAAATTCGCTCTGATATGGGTCGGCGTCCATGCCTGTTACATACCTTTTGCGTCAAGTTATGAAAGCAAACCGGCTGAAACGTAACAGTCGCCGCAGTAGGTGAAGCAGCGTATAGAGCCTGCTTCGTCGTTGTAATGAACCGGCTCCGCACGTTTCTCAGCAAGGTGCCGCTTCCTGCACTCTGCCGCTCGCTCTGCAATCTCTTCCTGCGTCGGGTCGCGTTCTATGTGCTTATATTCCGGCACCTTCCTCGGCAGCCCCATCAGCTTCGCCTGTTCGCGGACGAACTGACGCGAGCTGCCGAGTTCAAACGCGATCTGCTGCGGTGTCATGTCGGTATACAACCACAGTCGACGCAGAAGCTCCCGGTCATATTGCCGATACTCTCGCGGCGGCAGCCCCATGCGAGCAGAGATCTTCTGGAGCGTTGCCCGTGGCATACCGAGCAGGCTGGCAATCTGAGCAACCGATAGCCTGTTGTCAGGCCAAAGCTCTCGCAGTTTTGCCTCGTCAAATTCTCTGCGCTTCGGCATCATTCCACCCCCATCGGCATGACAACGCCAACGCTGTCCTCAGTTCGGAATACCAGAGCAGAGCTCGCGTCGACCGCTTCGACCTCGACCGGCTCGACCGCATCGACGCGGCGCAAAAAGGCCACGCAATAGCTCGGGTCGACTTGGATCGTCACCTCGTCGCCAGCCTCAATCGGCTCCAACTCCACGCGAGCATTTCCGGCTTCGCTCGATGTCGCCTCGACGATGATTGTCTGCCCCAGCGTCAGCGTCACCGCTTTGGTTGTTTCGCTGGTGCAGATGCTCGCCTGACGGATGGCTTCACAGAGCCGGTCGGCCCTGACCGTCGTCGGCGTTGCCCGGCCCTCGGTCGGTATGACCTTTTGCCAGGCAGGGAACTTGCCATCGACCGTACGGGCGTAGATTTTGCTCTCTGGGCCGCCAGCCCCGAGGCTGCAAAGCACTTCGGCACCGCTCCGCTCAATCTGCACTTCGCCCTCGTCGTCGAGCTGCGAGGCCAGATGGGCCACCAACTGAGCAGATCGCTCCGTGAGCAAAACCGAGCAATCGTCGACGGCCTGGTCGATCTCGATGCGGTGCAGGTGCAAGCGGCGGCCATCGGTCGCCACAAGATGCACCACCCCGTCGATGACCTGGATCAGCACAGAGGCGAGAGCGTACCTCGTGGAGTCGCGGTCGCAGGCGTCGATCACCGCCGCAATTCCACGAGCCAACTGGTCAGCCGGGATGCGGGCCACTGGCGACCACTCCGCTGGTGCCATTTCGGGCCATTCCTCCGGCGACCTCGTAGGAAGCCGCCAGACGCCCCTAGAAGCCCGTATGGTCGCCTGCCCGTCCTCGGGCTCAATTACTACCTGTTCACCCGTACAGGCCCGTGCTAGGGCGTCCAAACGAGCAAACGGCAGGAGGAGCGAGTCGCCGCCGTAGATGATCGGCACCTCTAGGCGAATCTCGCCATCGGTGGCCTCAAGTCGCCCGGGGGCCAGGCTGACGCAGGTCAGCACCTCGCGGATTGCTCGTCGCGGCACCACGCGGCCCGCGAGCGAAAGCGTCTGGATCAGATCAGTCCGTTGCACAAAATCAGAGACCACCGTCATATTCCCGTCCCTCCTGTTGCAGGAATTCGACCCGCTCTAGTTCCTGAGCCACTCTCAGGCACCTTCTGGCGAGCCGGTCAATCGTCACCGCTGCCGCTTCCAGCAGCAGCCTGTCCTCGTCGTGGCAGGAGTCCTCCCACGCACGCTTGAGAAGTTTTGTTGTCAGTGTGTCAATTCGCATTGGTCACCCAATCAAAAAGGCGTAACGTCACCGCCATCGTCTACCCTGCCGAATCGCGGCCCTTGACCAAGCAAAACAAGTCGAGCGTATTTCAGAACTTCAATGGCGTGCTTGCTCGCCATCTTTGTCAGCTTGTCAAGCACGCTGGTTTCAATCGTTTTGAAGTCGCTCGGGCTTGCAGACTTGATGACCCGAACGAAGTCATCAGCCAGCCGCCTGCTCTCTGATTCGTCAATGGTCAGGTTGAGCTTTTCTCTTCGCTCAACGCTGCTGACGACTCGCTTCTGAGCGTTCATCAGGTCGCGGTATTCGTCCTTGACCCATTTCAAATGCACCCAAGACGTATCCCGCGTCCGCTTCACGTTCCGTATCGCCAGGTACAGAACCTCCTGATCAAGTGCCTTCAAGTCGTCCTCCCAGAGCCTCGCCTCTTCTGGCGTGAAATCGTTGTGGCTCCAGAACTGATTGACCGTTTCCTTGTTTTCTTCCCACGTTCTCATAGTCGCCCTCCTGCTGGTTGCCTTCGTGCCTTCGGTGCAGACTTGGCATGGTCAAACTCGCCAGCCAAAATCCGATCAACAAAGTCAAGGAATTTGGTGACGGCCAGAGGTTGCTCAAAGAACTCGCAACCGGGCAGCCTGCTCATGGCCTCGCTAGCTTTCTCTAGCCAGCCGGGCCTCGCGGCGTAGTCGACCCAGCCGTCAGGTGGGCTAAAGGCTGTCCAAGGCCTCGCCCGCTGGGTCTTGTTCCAAGACTCAGAAAACCGCTCCCACTCCTCGGCTGCCCACCCTGCCCCTCTTTCTGGAAAATGGGAAGGCTCCGCCGGTGTGTGTGTGTGTGTTTCTTTCTCTTCTCTTGTCTTATCTACTCTTCTCTTATCTGGTAACGCCTGTGCGTTACGCGAGCGTGACGCAAGCGTTACGGTCTGACGGTGGCGTTTTTGCCTCATAGCCGCACGTTTTTTGCTTTTTGCGGCGTTGGAAAACCGATCTTCCCATTTTGGGATGCGTATTCCGTCGCCCGTTTCCTCCAGCCAACCGACCTGCGTGACGGCGTGCCAAAACTCTGCGTCACCACCTGCAACGCTTGTGAAACGCTTGAGCGTTACGCGAGCGTCACCATCTGAGCTGTGCATCTGGAACCAGCCCCAAAGGCGGAACAGCCGGAAAATGACCACCTCAACGTCAAGGCCGGTCAGCTCGCACAACTCCAGCACCTCGGGCTTCTCTGCCAGATTCACGTCTACCGGGAACCATTCACCAGCCACGTTGCCCTCTCCTTCCTTGCCATGTGTTACGAATCCTCTGCCCCAATGCTTTCTGGCAGAGGTTTTGTTC